TTCCATGTCCATGTCTTCTTCTTTCATAGACTTTTTCATGCCACAAGCTTCTGCAACATCAAATTTAGTTTGAACAATACTAACACCAGCCATTTCGGTTAATGCTGTTTTAATAAGTTGCATAGCGTCAGCAACTTTGCCTTCTTTAATAAGATCAACGAATTGTTGTTCTGTGTTCATGGTACACTTCCTCTAGTTGCTTTCTATAAATTGGTTTAAAATCTACCCTGATCTTCTTCATCAGGATTGTATTGTTTGTTATTTTTTTCTTCTTCAATAATCTTATCTTGTTCTTCAATCTCTTCATCAGATTGTTTAAGAATTTGTCGTCTAATATAATCGTGAGAGAAATACTTGCCTACGTAATCGTTAAGTTCATTTAGAAGCTCAAGACGATCACGCATCATTTCAAATTTCTTTTGTTCTTCAAGATACATGTCTTGCGAATAAACAAATTTGATCTGATTCTTTATTTTATCCCATTCCTTACCTGTAATTACTTTGGTAAGGATAAGTTCAGTTCGTAGAAGATCAAGAAACATCATGTTAAAACGTTTCTTAACTTTGGTTACAAACTTTCCGAATTTAAGCTCATCACGATTAATTTCTGTGTTTCTGCCAAGGCTAACGATAGAGTCAGCTTCAAGACGCGATACAGGGATGTTGAGAGCCTTGTACAAGCGTTTCAGGAAATAGACGACATCTTCTATGTCACCGAGGTTCGAGTTCTTTGTAAAGATGCCACAGCTTAGTGCAAATGTATGATAGTTATGATGCTTCTCATCTTCATCAATGGTAAGCGTACCAACCTCAATCTTATCAGCCAATTTCTCAATTTTGACGACTCTATGGTTGTGTAGACTTTCTTTCTTTCTAAAGTCAGACCATGAATCATACCCAAAATCAATATGATGTCTAACGTCATAAACGTCATTATCATTTGATTCATATACGAAGTTTTTAACCTCGGAACCTTTTAGTTCATTAGCAACCATTCTGTGTGTATAAACCCACTTTTTGGATTCATTATCAAAATACTGCTCATAATCAAGTTTTTTGGTTTTAGAAATTTGCTCATTTTTTCTGTACAAAGGCATCATGCTTTCGTTTTCTAAAAGCTCATCAGCCCGAACAAATCCTTTACCATACACAGGGAACTTGTGATCTGGTGTACAAATTATTTCTTCCCCGTTATCCAGAGTAAGTTTCATTACTTCGGCTGATTTTTGTGTAACACCTGCCCATGAAATTAGACCAGCAGCAACCTTTCCGGTTTCAGGATTAACAGAATAAGTCCATAACTCTTTTCCTGTTTCCATTTCATCCCGAATTTCGGCAATGCTACGCTCTCTGCCGTCCAGTAGCGACACTTTGGTGTCCATGGCGAAGCAACCACCGGGTAAAGTAGAAACCTCTGTACCCTTGCCTGTGGATGCATTTCTAGGCATCCAATAATCTTCTTGCATCGTCATCAAGTGACGTGAATCTTTAAAGCTTCCTGAATCTGGATCGTAAGACATACGATTTCTGTAATTAGCTTTCAGGTTCTTTAGATATTGTTCTGCTTTTGTCTTTGTCATGCCAGATGTATCGACATAAAAAACTCTACGCTCTGGTGCGCGAGTAATACGATACACAACAAGTGCGTTTTCCATCATACGTAGTTGGTTAGCAGGCTTTACCGCTTTGTGTAGCCAACTAATAGCGTATCCGCTATTGCTATCTGTTATACCAGATGTAACATATGTGATAGATTCTTTGTTAAGCTTTAAAGCTTCTTTAAAATTAGAATTTTTGTTTTGTTTTGTTTTCTGATCACTTGGATTAGTCTCGGCAATGTTTTCATTATAAATGAAATACTCATCAACCGCTTGAATTGTGTGGTTTGCTTTGTCGTATTCTACGTTACGAAACTTCGTGACGAAACGTGGATCAAGTTGAATGATATTAAGAAGACCGTTGTTAGACACACTCGCCTTGTCAATAACTTTTTGATAAGACAATCGACCATCAATATAAAAAGACTTAAATCGTCTATGGATGCTTGTGTTTAAGTCCAACAAATTATTAATCTTGTCCCAACTTTCATAAACAAAATCTTTTACCTTTTCAGATAAAATTTCATCGTCAATAGAAGAAAGATCAAGCTCAACAGCATTACTATCATTATCGCCAAATGTAACAGCCTCATTTACAATATCTTCAATTGCAAAATCAACTTCATTATAGTTAGAAACTTCTCTGTAAGTATTAATTAACTCCGCTTGGCTGTTATACGTAAAATCGTAGTTGAGAATAAACTCATTAATAGAATCTTCAAGAACGACAGCACCATCATTGTCATCAGTAGCAATCTGATTAGATAGTGTTTTTTTGTTTTCGTCTTGATCGCCTAACGATTTCTTATCAAGCCAACTAAACATTTCTTGTCTTTGGGCCATAATCAGTATATCACCTTATTAAATTTGGATTGTGTTGATTGTTTTTAAGTCTCAACACAATCCTATTTAGAACCAGTCTCAAGATTAAGTTGTGGTGTTTGATGTCATGTCGGAGAACTGGAAGCTTACTTCAAATTCTTCGATAGAATCATTGGTGTCTTGACCAAGTTCAATTGCCCCGATATTGCTAGGGTATGCCATTTTCAAAATATATTCTTTAATACGGTTGTCCTGTGAATCAAGCTGATACACACTCACAGTGGTCATATAATCATCTGGGCTTGTTACACCAGTGTTTGAGTTATAGCCGTTGATAGCATTGTGCCAGCGTTCAAACGCATCACGCAAAGCAAAGTTAGTGTCGTTTACGAAAGAAGCTGTCCATTCATCAAATGTTCTGTCACCGGCCAGTTTTAATGCACGACCACGGAATGGGCGTTCAATAGTACCTAGAGTAGAAGCAGGCAAAGATGTAGAGCTTACCAAAAAAGGAGTTTTTCGAGTATCTTCTGAACCACCAGCAAATGCAGGAAATTCAACCAAGACCTCAAAGCGGTTACTTCTGGCACCGCCTCCACTTAGGGCTGCTTTAAATTGGGAAATTGTAGCCATTTTTTATAATCCTATAAATTGTTTGTCTTATATAACTTATTTATATGAAAATTGTGTGGGAAAATTCCCCACACAATTTAAGATTTACGCGCCTTCAAGTTCTGAGAAATCTGCACCTGTTCCAGCAGCAATAAAGTTGAGCCGAATTGTGTTGATTGATCTAGCGGGTTTCACGTAGATATCACCAACAAATTCATTACTGTCTATTACTTGTGGTGTGTTGTTTGTTTCATCAGCAACTACACGTTTTTCATAGATGCCACGGCGACCTTGGATGTTATCAAGATACTGATTAGTCGCATTTCTGAACAATGAACGTGTGATAGGATCGTTCAGTTCAAACAACTGATATCTAGCCGCACGACTAATAGCCCGTTTAATAACAATAAACAAGGTACGAACGTTGATGCGGTTAAAGGCAGAAGGTGCTTTAAGCAGTGTCTTATCACCAAACAACACAGTGCCTTCGCCCGGAAATGATATGATAGAGTTAATGCCATCTTTATACAAAACATCTCGTTGTGCTTTGTTTGGCGACCATGCAAGCTTGATGACGTTCTTCAACTGTCCACGGTTTAGACCAGCGGGAGAGAACCAAGGCTCAGCGGTAACAAACAAACGAGAATGCAAACCAGCGGCATCGGAATCGCAAGGAATCCACATAGTGGTGTCATTGTATTTGTCATTAACCAGTTTCCAGTTATCAACACCGAATCCATAAGAAGTGTTTTTGTTGATTGTGGTGTTAAAGAATTCTCTAACATCAGCAACAGCAGTCAAATTATTATAAACATCAGCAAGATCAGGAGCTACAAAAGCTACAGAATCACCACGACCTTCACACACATCAACAGCGCGAATTTTAGCGGCTGAATCTGCACCAGAAGTCATCAGTCGAACAATGTCAACAGACTCTGAATTAGAGAACATATCAAACGCGGTTACAAAGTCAGCATTTGCTTGTACGTTGTCATCTACACCACCTGTAAGGGATGCTTCAAACAAACCAGTAGTAAATTCAATTGCATCTGCGGAATAGCAGTAGATGTAGTTTGACTGATTTTTAAGGGCTTCGACCACATATGCGCTAGTACCATCAACTTTCTTTGTGCCTAAAACTTTTGAAAGTAGTTCGTATTTTTCAATTACAGCACCAACAGTACCAGTGATCAAACCATCTTCATCAATTACGATCAGGTTGAATGTGTCGCTGGTTGGTGCATAGGTAAATTGATCTTCAAATTCCCAACCATCAAATCCTGTTGAATCAGCAGCAGAAATTTTAATAGAGTTAGAAAGAGCACCAGCATAACGACCAATAAAGGCCGGAACTTGTGTGGTGAATGATGCATCAGTAAGAAGATCAAATGTTGATTCATTCTCAACCAGAATAGGAGATTGACTAGCTGCATCAGCAACTGAATCAATCGAGTTCAAGGCACCAGTACCAACTACACGAACCACTTCCAAAGGCACACCATATAGCATATAGTTTGCGGCGGAAAGGAAGTATAGTGCGGTTTGTTTATCAGGTTCGCCAAATCGCTTTACCAGTTCGGATTCGTTGGTAGTAATGCTAACAATCTCGTTAGCTGGCCCCCAACGAAACATACCTACATAACCAGTAGCATTAGTTGTAATGCTCTGGATAGTAAAGGTTAAATCTTTTTCTTTTGAAATTACACTTGGAGAAGTCATAGTTTTTTGAAAACCTCATAATTGGTTTGTTTTTATTGTGTCTGAT